TAATTAGCCATGTGACCCGCTATATTATCTTGAGATAGTGTGTCTACGAGATCTTTCAAGGACTCGTTATGCTGCAGACACCTGGATATCAGCTTGCCTGACGCTCTAAGTTCTCTATCTAAATATGAATCTGTTGGTTTGAGTTTGATCCAAAAAGCCATGGGTGTGACGCCTGTTTCACTTGCAATATAATCTAATGTTCCTGTAACTTTTCTTCCGTCTATTGGAATAGCGAAAGTTGCACACATCATCCTATTAGGAATCTCTTTTCTCACACCTTTATTCTCCTTAATCAAAGTCATCTCGATGCTCCTCGATAAATTGGTATAAATAACTATTCGTCTCTTTAACCTGTACTATCTCTAGCCACATCGTTTCAATTACAGAATACATATTAACCATAGTTACGATATTTACAATCATTAATCCTACAGCTACTAAAAAAACTGTCCACACCAGGACGTTGCTAGTGTACCCTTCGAGCTTGATCTTGAAGTCTTTCATACGTTTTTCTTTTCCTTATCTTAAAAAGTTTTTGCAAATGATTATTCCAGATCATTTTACATCCGTAGTCTTTCGCTTCTCTCATAACCTTCATGACGTTGTCAATGCGTCCATCTATTTCTTTCATATGGTCTCTCCCGTTTTCATCCATCTAGGCTCTATGCCGCCCTCGACATTGATTCGACATTGATTCGCGGGCAGCATAACATGACCTTGACTGTCACATTGCGGACAGTCAAGTTCTTTTTTCTTAACAAAATCACTTTCTAATACTATGTAGCCATTGCCCTTACATCGAGGGCAAATAGCCTTAACTTCGTGATTTCCCGTTAAATCTACCATTTTTCCTCTTCATTTCTTTCTGTAACATATATTCTATAACTTTTTGAATACTTACTGGCACTCCGAACTTGTTTTGTGCTAGACTCAAAAGTTTTTCGTGTGTGTCTCTTGACACGGATACCGATTTAAATTTACTTACATCTGGCATTGTTTCTTTCCTTTTTTTAAATAGTTACACGGGCCAGGTAGGCCCGTGTTTTTATTCAAAGCCTTCTTTTTTAATAGAAATTCTTTTGCCTTGAACTCGTTTTAAATTATAGTTGTAAGCTTCAACAAAAGCAAAGTCCCAAGATTCTTGATTCTTACAATGAATAAATTGATCATGGTTTTTTTCCATTTGTTTTAAAGCGAGTTCAAAACTAAAGTGCTCTAAAGTAGATATCCTAATAAAAGATATACAAAACCTGTTAATACTAACAAGTTGAGGAACTATACCTTTTAGTTCAACTAACTGCTCTGCAACTTCTTTAGCTTTCGGTAAATCAATTACTTTAAAGTCTCCAGATCTAAACAAAGGCATCGGGCCTCTGTTTCCGCTTCTGGCTGTGCCTTGATAGCTCATGCCACTTAAAAGCATTATCTTTGTATGAAAAGGTAGCGGGTAATCTTCATCGAACTTTTTTATTTTATTATATTCAGCAGAATTGCTGTGTGATCTGTGACTATAATGTTTTAAAAAATCTTTATTCTTCCAACCCATTTGTGTGTTATTCATGATGGCTATATCTTTACTTGTAGCCTTTACATTAATAACATAACCAACGGGAACACCCAGTTCTTCACATGCTTTCAACCTGTGTTGGCCTTCGTGCACTTCTAGTTTTTCGTTAACTATAATAGGCATCAACTGCCCTTTTTTCTTTATTGAAGACACCAACTTATCAACGTGCTGTTGGTCGATGTCTCTATTGTTATCCAACAATGTAAATTTACTATGATTACTTTCATAGTGTACCTTTACTACTGATTTACTTAAGTCTCTACCCAGTATTGTATGCATAACACCGTTCGTCTTTGACATATAAATTATCCTTTCGATAATGTGTTAGTTTATTCGATCATAATTGATCTTATGGGACAATATATGGTAAATAATATATTTGACAAGAGTTTATTTTAATTTATTGTAAAAAAATCTTCACACCTTTCAATTGCTTGCTCGTCCCACTTATCTCCGGGGCGAGCGGCTATTGTTTAAGGACTTTGAAGGTTTCGTCCAAGTGAACAAACTGCACTTTTCCGTTGATAAGCTGGACATATTCATGAGAACAAGACAAACACTTGAAAACTTTAGTCTTTTTTATGTTTGATAGACGTATAAAAGGTACATAGTTGCAACAACTATCACATACACCCAGTGTAATTTCTGCTGTATCGTCACTTGATGTCACCCCAACTGTCTCCTTTTTCATAGTCTACTTTATTCGGGACTTGTAGCTCAACCGCTTCTTCCATAATTCCAATAATTTTTTCTGCCTGACTAGGGCTTGATACTGATATATCAAGCTCATCATGTATTTGTATATGGGGAATCACCCCCTCTCTGTACAAGGCTAACATTGACGTTTTTGTCATGTCCGCAGCTGATCCTTGAATCAGCTTGTTCAAAGCTTTGTACGTGAACGCGCGTTTAATCCCCGGTCCGTGCTCCCTGAGTGCATCTGCGTGTTTCAGGGGCTTTTTGATACCGAAACCATGGGGCTCCCACAAATCAAAATGACATAACCGTCCACCAATCGTGCGTATCTTACCGCTGTCGTCGGCGCGTCGCGCCACTGCTTCTGATAACATCTTAACAAACGGTGCTCGTTGATGATAAGTTTTTAATAATTTTTCTGCATCGTCCTTCATGAGTCCTAGTTCGGCCATAAGTTTATTCTTGCCCATGCCATACATGATACCAAGATTAATTGTCTTTGCCTGTTTACGTTCGATGCCAGCCATGTCAGCAATCATCTGATGAAAGTCTGCACTGCCATCGTTGTATGCGTCTACAATAGATCCTGTGCCCTCTAACTTCATTAGTGATGCAAAGTGCACCAGTATACGTGGTTCTTGTTGGCTGTAGTCAAAACAACCCCACATACATTTTTCTTCCGGTATAAATAAACTTCTAATCATCGGTCCGAGCTCCTTGTGTCGTGCAGGTATCTGTTGAAGATTAGGGTTTGCATAACTAAAACGACCTGTAACCGTGCCGCCTTGATCAGATCTAATCTGGTTTATCTCAGCGTGTATCCTGCCTTTGTGCTCGTGTTTGAGTATTGTATCGATAAATGTTGTGTTTGCTTTGTTAATCTCCCTTGCTTCGTTAATTAATTTAGGCAGCTCTGCAGGATGTGTTGCAAGAAAATTTTTCGTAAAACTAGGAGCACCCAGCTCTGTTCTATCGTATGGTATTTTTAAAGTGTCAAATGCTTTTGCGATCGATGCCCCTGCCCATATCTCTACATCAAAACCCGCTATCTTTTTTATATCTCGTAATAATTCTTTTTCTGTTTTAATTAGTTGTTTTTTGACAGCCGTAGCTTTTGCAATGTCCACCCGCACACCTTTAAACTTCATATCGACTAGACAAGGAAACAGCTCTGTTTCTAAATTAAATATATCCCAAAGGTCTTGTTTAGATATTTCGTGTTGTAGTGCATGCCACAACTTCAGTGTAATCTCTGCGTCTTTTTCTGCATACTCACCTACAAATGGTGCAGGCAATCTCCACATTTCTGCTTTTGGATTGACACCAAAATCTTTCGCAGCTTCTTGTAAAAGCTTTTCATTTTTACGCATACCAATATAATCTTTACCAACAGAATCTAATGTGTAGCTGTATCTGTTCTCATCAATCAAACTTGCAGCAATCATTGTATCAACAATACCACCGTTGATGTGAAAACCCATCGACCGTATCCAGGACACATCATACATTGCGTTGTGAAATATTTTTGTAGAGGTTGTGTGTAAAACTTCTTCGAACCAATCCAAGACCAATGCGCGGTCCATGTTCCCTCCACCTTCGTGCGCTATTGGAAAGTAGCCGGACCAACCTTCGACCGCAACGGCAATACCGACTACTTCCCCGTCTCTTCTTACCGAACCTGATCCCATTGTCATCAGGTTTGGATCTCGTGTTTCCAAGTCAATTGCTATTTCTAAATGACCGGATAAATCTGGTAATCTGTGTGGTGGCACCCACTCAGTTTCTGGTGTGAATAGTGGTTGTTGTAACGTTCTCAACTATAGTCCCTTTCGATTATCATATCGATAAAATGTTTTGCTTTCTCGAGGTCCTCTTTACCTCTTTTATCCTGATGTCTTACGATATATTTTATAGCACAGCCTTCGGGGAATAACAACTTGTTTTTATTGATGAATTCGCTTGGTTGTATCTTATATTTTTTGTAGTGGTCGCCCCCGACCTGATCGTCATATGGGTTTTTCATGTCTCACTCCCTCTCTCACTTTTAATGTTTTTAGATCCACATAAATCATGTCAATGATACTTGTAAATTTTTTGTTACGTCTATTTCTACCAATGCGTGAACCTTTTTTAGGTCCACTCAATCTATAGTTTTCTGTTTTCACTTCCCAAAGTTTTACCTGTCCTGTGTTTGAATCAAACGTCATCATGTCGACCGGACCCGACCTGCTAATATTTGAAAATACATGTAAGCCCTTTCTTAAAAAATAAGTTGTAACGATTGATTCTGATATTGTGCCTTTGGTGTTTGTGTCAAATGATGTACGCTCTGTCATAGTTTCTTGGCTCCAGTATGTGTAAAGATTTTTTTGCTCGTGTTACCCCAACATAAAACAACCTATGCAGCTCGTCAGGATTGACATCGTCTTGATCCAAGGCTGCTTTTGTAATGTCCGGTAACAACAAAACACTTTCTGATTCTCCACCCTTTGCGCCGTGTATTGTTGATAATGTGATGCGTGGCGTTCGCGTTATCTTTTCATCTTTTGATAACATATTACGCACATAGTTTTCCGTAGTTGCATCTAGTCTTGAGAAAGCATCGAACCAAACATCAGATGTTAGTAATCCGTGATCCGCGATACATTCTTCCATAGTATATGTTCTTTCTGTGTTAAGTGTTTTTCCTGTTCTATAACCCTTGGTTACGTTATCTCCCAAGAAAGAGTATATCTTTTTTATATCTGCAACCTCTAGACTAATTTTCTTATCTCTCCATCTTCCCCAGTTTTGTATGGCTCGCAACAAATCTGGTTTCACAGAGTTTACTCCTTTGTGCGAATAATACCACCCCTGTAATTTACATAAATCTTTGATGTCATCCAAAAAATGATTCGCGCTGGACAGAACCAACCACTCTCCTTGTGACATATCCACTTGAGAAACGTCAGAGTGTCTCTCTAAAACACCCTGCTCTTTTCTAGGTTTGTATGTTTTGTCGTATCTGTTTGAAACTTTGTTAATGATTTCTTGGGACAACTCGTGTATCGGGCCTCCTGGCACTCTATATGATTGATTCAATGTTTCCACGTGGTCTACTTCTTCCTTAAGTGCGATAAAAGTATCAACATCAGCGCCAGCCCATCTAAATATAGCTTGATCATCGTCCCC